CCGAGCTGCTGCAACATTTCATACCGCGACGAACCAGAACCCAGCTCACGTACCATGACATCAAAAGGAAAAAAGTGCTTCGAATACTGATAGGGTTTGTTCTTCAACTCACGTATGTAGTGATGCAGGCCCTCTCCAGAAGCCTCGTAATAATCTATGATCCTGACTTCGCCCGACCTTGGGTGTTGCTGCGCGAACCAGATAGCCGTCGCATCAGACATACCCAAATCCCAAGAAGTGATGACCTCCAGGTTGGGTTCCCACGGTACGTTCCCGATCTGATCCTTACTATCGATCTCATCAAGTTGGAACGCGAAAAAACTTCCAACCAATGCTGCGGACCAAGAACACTCGTACTCTTGCAGATACTGGCTTTCGTCTTGAACAATCGCACGGGCATCATCTAATTCTTTCTGCGACAGAACGCCCGTCTTCGATGCCGGGAACAGCATGGCGAACCATTCCGGGTCGCCCTCGTTCATCCGCTGGACGGCGTGGTCGTAAATTTCCTTGAACTGGTTCTCGCCGCGTGGCGTCCCAATCCAAAGTGCCTTACCATCGCCAAAGTCTGACAGGGCAGGCCGGATAATCTCTGGATAGAGCCGCGCACTCATGTCGGCGTATTCGTCCATCACGGCGGCAGACAGTCCCAAGCCCCGGAGTGCATCCGGCGACTCAGCGCCCAGTAGGTATATTTTTTTCCCGTCCGGCAGATCGCACCGCAGCTCCGCTTCGTTAAAACGAACGCCTGGAATATTGCCAGCGTACTCCCGCAACATGGTCCAGCTAATTCTTTTGGCGCTGGAGTAAGTGGGGGCGATATATGCCCCGACTGCATTCTTCCGTCCCGAAACCAGTATCTCCCGCAGCAGCCAATTGATCGCCATCACGGTCTTACCGAACCGTCGATGACAGACAGCGACAGAAAATCTTTTCTGCTTGCTGTGAAACTCCCGCTGCAATGGCCGCGGCGTGTAGGGGATGACGACCTTATTGTGCTGCAAAGAACATCAGCAGCACTCGCCGCTCCCCTGTGTGTCGGCGGACCATGTGTTCCAGGTCCGGCCCCCAGACGACCAGATCGCGCCATCCCTCAAAGCGGATGTCTTCGCCGGCGTACCGCACCACCAGTTCACCGCCGGTAAACTCGCGAGGATGACTAAGCAGAACCCGTGCCGACAGCACGCACCAATCCATGTGACCCTTGCTGCCCTTGTCGGTATGCCATTCATGGCCCAGAGGCCTGTCTTCAACGCGGCAGTACGCCGGCTGGTCAACAGAAATATCCGATCGATATTCCCGGATTAAATCTACCAGCGGCCAAATGGCGGCGTGACCAAATTCATAGTCGCCAATTTCCAGATCGGCGGCAGTGTCCAGATCGACCGCCTCGGGCTTCAGTATCTTAAACGAGCTTCCCTTTAAGGCGGCGGGTGCCTGTGCCGACTGACCTCGGCGCAAATTTGTCGCGCTGTTTTTGCCGGCGCTCTTCTTCTGGACTGAGTTTTTCTTCTGGGGACGGGGACGGTTCATCTGCTGGCTCCGCTGCGGGTTCCAATTTAGGCTCAACCTTTTTTTTGGCCGCAGCCTTCTTCTTGCGTTTTAATAAAGCCATAATTTACCTTCCGATCTTTGACCGGCGTGCGCCAGGTCGCGCCCCCAGCGTACTGTTCCGGGAACGGTTCTGCGATTTGGACTGCACCCGCAAATTGGACGGGCTGTTGTTTTTTGGGTTGCGATCGCGGTGATCCACGTCCTTGCCGTCACCCTTGGAGACCCTGCCATCCCGCTCCATCTTCCGGCGGGCGGAATTACGAGCTGCTCTCCGTTTTTTCTGCTCCGGCTTGGCGTGGTAATTCTGATATTCGCTCTTGTAGTCCCGCGCCATCGTCATTCTCCACGATTGTCACCTGATCGGTGACATCGTCCATGTTATGCCCACATTTTGGGCAAACCTTCTGCTCGTCCCAGCCAATAACCATGGGACCGGAATGCTCGACTTCCATCTTCTGGATCGGCTGGTAATGCTTCAGCAGTTTCTCGGCTTCCCATTCGGCATGGTTCAGCAGCTTGCCGTGCTTTAATATCTCATCCCGAGAACCGGCGGTCTCCAATTGCCGCTTGGCCTCGCCGATCGCATTCTCCACCGCAAACAAATATGCTTTGCGGTATTCCTCGTCAAAAACCGGATCGGTCTGCCGCCAGCGCCAAATTGACTTCCGATCTGCACCAGCCTTTTCAGCGGCATAGGTCACACCTACACCCTCGGAAATCAGCTCCACAACGCGGGCGCAAATTTCCTGCCGCTTCGCCGGCGGCGTTTTATTAGCTGGCTCAGCCATGGGGACATTCTCAAAAAAAACCCCCCGGCGTGGGGCCAGGGGGCAAGTTCAACAGGAAAATGAGTTAATCAAAGGAGTAGTCGTAAATACCCAGTCTTTGGGTTCATTACACGATGATGGTCCCCTATGTCAAGTGGTAGTGGTCTGCAAGTGCATTCAGCGCAAGGCGTAGTGCTACCATACCTTCCTTATCCGGTCGGGCCGTATCGCCCACACCCGGCCAGCTCCCGGCAGAATGCCCATGCCCGCACACATGCACCAGCACCCGGCTCAGTGGCTGGCCCACGTATTTCATGGCCTGATACAAACTCTCCCGGTGAATATGCCGGCCATCATAGTCATTGCCGCCAGCGTCTACCCGAACCTTCAGTAAATCCTGGGTGGTGTAATTTGGCCCAATCCCGGCAGCATAAAAGCTCTGCTGGAATAAATCCCCCGCCTGATATTGCCGCCGGCTGATCCGGCTGCGGCGGAAATAGGTCTGCAACTGATCTGCCATCGTGTTAGTAGTTCTGCCAACACCGGCGATCCGGGTTTCACCATATTCATACCCCGGCTTGGCCTGCAACTCAGGCGTACCCAAATCAGCGTTCAACGTCTTTTTCTTCCGGCGCGGTTTAGCCATCCTGCGTCTCCTTCTTCAGTAACCACGGCAAACACGTCCGCGTCCGCATGTAAAACCATGAAGTCCGCGTCATTTACCGATCCCCCGGAGGGCAGCGAGGAACCCCGCATGATACCCCTGCTCACGGGCCAGAGAGACTCGTACAGCACAATCTTGGCATCGGGTGGAACCAACCCCCCAGATTATCCTGATCGGCCACACACGGTCCTTAAAACGGCGCAGCAGGTTTTTCAAAATACACCTCGGAGACAGGTGGTGGAGGGCCTAGTACCTTAATGGCGCTCCCCCAATAGAACCAACAAGCGTCGCTTGAATGATCTATCCTGTGGCAGTTTGAACAAACCAAAACGCACTTTTCCGCCTCTTTATATACCGCTTGAGATGCCAAACTATACGAGCCGCGCCTCAAAACCCTTTCAATATCAGCTACAGACATGCCAAAACTCTTGGCAGTGTGATCTGTGTGGTGAAAATCCAACGCGAACGGCGGCAAAACTTGGTGACACGATGTGCAGAGACAGCCCCTCGCATGGATAATGCTATATCGAAGAAATGCTGCGCGGGCAGTTGCTTGGGAATGATCCAAACAAAAATATTCCCCCTTCTTAGCTAAGCGTTGAGCTGGGGCCTTGCAAATAACACATGGAGCCGGGGGGAGGGGTGGGTCATCTTTATAATGAAACCCCCCCGATTGGCGCTCACACTTAGCCTTAATGGTTTTTCTGTTAAGCCCAAGCGCCTTTGCTGCTTCGCGGACACTGGGATACTGGCCCTGCGGTGTGATAACCGGGCGACCAGAAGCATATTGAAAATTACTATCGGACATAGGTCAGGGAACCATCGATAGCGCCGACAACGGCCGAATCCGGGGTACCCCCGGTTGCAGACCCCCACCGTATTGCAACCGTCCTGACAGCTCGCAGAACCGGCGATTGCAGCCGGAAATCCGCAGCCACCAACGGTTTGCGGTGGAGCTGTAATGTTCTCATTCGAACGTCTGGGTTCTTGACAGCCCGCATCGAGGTTCGTTCGCGTGCGCGATAGAGGCAGGCGTCTTGTATACCGATCATCCTGCCATCCACCGTGCCGTTGCCTATTTGGTCAGCCATCCGCTGTCGTCTCTCAGCCACGTTGGGTTATCGTTGTTCACTGGCCTTTCGGCAGGCAGGTCGGTGAGGTCTGGCGGAAAGCCGTTCCTCAAGTTCGACTTGATCTGCCATGTGTCGTAGCGCCTTATGACCCAGACCTTAATCAACGATGATCCTCGGTCTCTCCAGTAGTTCTCCAGGAACTTGGCGTGCTGCTCGGCGGCGTCCTTGCTGGTGTCTGACGGCATTAGAACGGCACCTCGTCGTCCAGGTCGTTGTCCAGTGACTGCTGCTGGTATCCATTGGCCTTGGCCCGGTTGTGGT